GCAGTGTTATAGTCGTCCACCGTATACGATGAAACCCCTAAAGCGCTGTTGCCGATTGCGACACTTCTGATTGAACCGCTACCTAATGCACTGCCTGTTGCATAGCTGGTAGTATCAATACTCGAATTAATTAATACCGTATTGGACCCGTGGATAGCTGTGCCGCTGTCACCATTGTCACCCGTTTCTGTACGCAGCAACGCAACGTGACCATCGAACAAATCACCAACCGTAATCGTGTTGTCGCGGGTGGGGTCTTCAATAGCCAGAGTGGTTTCAAAGTCGTTGGCTGTTGCACCCTCGAATGTAATGCCGGTGTCGCTGATACTACTGCCGCTAGTGCCACTAGCAAACGTAATCGTGTCGCTAGAGGCGTCTGTCGTTATGGTCATGTTTGCGCCAGCGACGTAGGTTAGCGTGTCCGTGGCACTGTCCGCCACGACATCGCTCTGTCCGCTTACCGCAATCGTCTTGAAGCTGTCGCTTGAACCACCGCCCCCACCAGAACCATTAGCTGCTGCAGTAATACGGCCTTGTGCGTCCACAGTAATATCCGCTGCGGTATAGCTACCAGCAGTGACTGCTGTGTTAGCCAGCTTGTCAGCATTGACCGCATCGTCAGCAATCATTCCTGTTGCTATTGTGCCGCTGTCACCCGTGCCGACCAGTGTGCCGGTGACCGCTGGTAAGGTAGAGGTCACGTTGCCTGTAAAGTCAGCGTGTGCAGGAGCCTTCAACCCGGCGTAATGTGCGTTAGAGCTTTCGCAATAGAGGCGAACTTCCGATTGTGTGCCGCCGTTCTTTACCGAAACCACGCCGCTTTCTATAGAAACACCGTTGCTGCCGTCAATTTGCACTACGCCTGTGCCGTCAGGTGTAAGAGAGATGTTGCCGTTTGTGCCACTTGCAATGACGATAGAACCGGAGTTGCCGCCGTCGGCAGTATTGAGTGTTAGGTCGCCGCCGTAAGTCGTAATCGTACTATTTACCAAATCGTCCCCAACACGCACCCTGTCTGCATTTAATAATACATCGCCAGTGCCGTTTGGAAATAATGTAAGGTGGCCGTCTGTATTGGTGCTGGTAATTGAGTTGCCATTAATATTGATGTTATCAACTTGCAACTCGGTAACCGCGCTGTTCGTGCCGAGCGTAACGCCGTCGATTGCACCGCCGTCGATGTCTACGTTGCCACTTGCATCTAGGAACACCGCTTTGTCTGCCGGTTGCGTAACAAAGATGTCCCGTGTTCCCGATGTCCAGTTGACTGCGGCATCGCTGTTGCTCGACTGTAAGATTGTTGTACGAGCCAGTGTCGTGCCAGACGCTGTGTAGGTGCCAATACCTACTTCAAAGTCAGTGCCGTCTGTACAACAGTAATATGTTGTGTTGCCGTCCCCGACAGAAGAAAACGACTCAAAACCTGTCGCGGCCCCCGCAAGTGTATACGTGCCGGTTCCGGTGGTTGTAGTCGTTTCTTTTACGCGATCTTTTACAACAAGAGCCACAGTTTATGCCTCAGTTATGGTAATGCTATTTATTGCAAAACGCAGGGTGTCCCCGTCCTCTATAAGTTTGTCTTCTGTCAGTGCGCCGTAGTACAAAAGATTTCCGGAACTAGATGCGTCGTGCAAACCAAAGTGCGTCACTGTTCCCCAGTTGCCGCCCGATGCAGTGAAGTCTTTTGCAGCAGTTGGACCCGTAGCCGTGCCTGCTCCGCTCGTAGCAGCATTAAAAGATGCAGCCTGACGCGAGTAACCATTTCCCGACAGTTCAGTGCCAGAATCGTCTTCCGCAGGGTTGCTTGTATAAAGAGAGATGTACACACTCGGAGAGGACATAGCAGACGTGCCTAGCACGTGATCAAGAACAGCCTTCTCCAAATAGTTAGATTTAGCGGACATTTCCTACTTCCTTGTTACTACGGATTAAAATCGGTTGGGTTCAAAAAACTCTTCAGCAGCAACCACAACCGTCAGAGTGTCGGCTTCTGCAGCCGCAATAATGATCTTGTCACCTGCACTACAATACAAGGGCTTGTCTACTGTAAAGACAGATTCAAAGTCTTTGCCAGTCACGGCATGACTAGAAAATAGTGTGTGTGTTGTAGTGGTGCTGGCTTCATAGAATTTTAAGGTATAATTTTTGTTACTTGCGTTGTTGTTTGCAACCATCACGTTTTCGATGTGTGATGAGAAGTTCGTAGGGACAACATACACATCTGTGTCATTAGTCGTGCTTAAAGATGTTGCGTGAGTAACAAACTTCGACCCGTTACTTAATACAGGCATCTTACCTCACCCTTCGATATGCGCGTGTCTTCTTTGCTATCTTTTTAGGCTGCTTCGCCACCTGTTTACCGGCCTTCGTCGCTTTACGCTTTGCGCGAGTCGTAGCAGCGTACTCCTTCGCAGAAAGTGCCTTAATGGCCTTTTCCGGTAGATATCGCTCCCCGGTTGCTTTTGAACCTTGTGTGGACGGTTTCCCACTTTTTGTGCGCCACTTTTGCTTAGTCCACGCTTTCAAAGAGCGTTGGCTCTTCTTCAGTGCCATCTTCAGTCTCCATTGTCAGCGCAGCAAGTGCATTCATTTTATCGTTGGCGTTGACCCACTTTTCCAACGCGCCATCCATTTCTTCCAAAAGACCCGGATGTTCACCCACGCCAACAGCACGTTTAAGGTAAATGTCGAGTACAAACTCCGCATCTGCCATCTCCGCAGTGTACTTATGTTTGAGGGCTTCAATCGCCAACTTGTGCATAGCACTCTCCTAAATACCCCTATTGTAACATATAATTGCAAAGTTTGCAAGTAAATTATAGCCTGCCCTGCACGTGTAGAACTAGCAATACAATGGAAGCAAGGATACAGGCAAACACAATTAAAAGGAACGTAATGATGGCCACTTCAAAGTGATGCTTGCGTTTTCTTTTACGCTCCTGTTCTGCCTCTCTCCGAGCAACCCGCGCCTTTGCTTGGAAGCGTTGCCAGTCATTCCACAAACCGGGACGACCCGCATATATCATTATTTCTTTTAGTTGCTTTTCTTTTTCGCGTAGCTGTTCGAGAGCCATGAACTCTTCGAGGTCAGAGCCGCCGCCTTTTTTTGTTGCTTTTCTTTCTAAATCTTCCTTTGCGCCTACAAAGTTAGCAATCGCCTTGCCTGCGCTGGCAATCTCTTTGCCGTTCATGACGGCAGTCTTGATAACACTAAACGCCGCGTTCGCTGCGGCTAATTCGGCAAGCATCAGTAAGTCTCCATATCTTTATTTACAGTAGCGGGTAAGCAGTATGCTGTCACACGCTCACCCTGTTTATGAAGTTTCTGTGCATACCAAACACAATCGTTTAGGTCGCGGAAGTACATGTCGCCGCTGACTTGTCGCTTGTCCTCTCCTATGCCAAGAAAAACAAACAGGAGAAAGACGTGCTTCATCTTAGCCTCGGTATCCGCCCCCTGCTTTTTTGTAGGCAGAAGCTAGCATCTGAGCCTTACGCGCTGACCACTGTCCCGGGCGTCCGCCCTTGCCACCTGCCTTGATACGGTTGAAGATACGTTTCCTCATTCCGGGCTTAGTGTAGTTGCCAGCTTCATTAACTCGACTTTTGCTCTTCGTTTTAGGCTTCGACGATTTGCTAGCTTTTCTAACCCGGCCACCCTTCTTGAGTTCTTGTTCTTTCTCCACGCCTTCAATCTTTCCGGCGTTGCGTGTTGCGTAGAAGACTTGTTCACCCTTCTTGCCCCCGTATGTGCGTTTCATTGAAGACATGATCTTTTTGCCTTTGTCTGTTAGGGGCATCTCAATTACTCGGCTTGATAGGTCTAATATCACTTCCGGGCTTTATGGCAGCATCTTCAAGACGCTTTTTGTTTCGCCTTCTTTCTTCTAGAATTGAAGGCAACATTACAGAAGAGGCTGCAGTAGCCAAACCTAGAGTCAGTCCTCCCGCAATTAAAGATGCCTTTTGATCTGTTGTTAGACTTTTTTCCGCGCTGTCCTGCGCTTTTCTTCCTCTAGCCCCGCTCATCAGAACTCTCCCTTGACCATCGCATCCGAGAGCTTTGTGGCCCGCGAACCGACTTGCTTTGCCCATCTGGAATCGAGCATCTCCCGTCCAGCGGCGTCGAACTTGTGATCGTGAATTGCACCCCACATACGCTTAAATTTACAGAGGCGTGGCACACCCATATTGAAGGCCATGTCCATCAAGATTAGTTGGCGCACGGCATCTAAGTCGTTGACGACAGGCTGCACACGGCACAACTCATCCTCTACGATCTTGATGTCATTCATGGCAAGATAACGTGCATCCGCCTCTGTGATGCCATGCTCGTACACGACAGCCATCGACGGAATATCCATGTGGTCTAGTTCTTCTTTACTAATCCCCCGGTCTTTCAAATTGCGCCCGATACCAATAGTGTCGATGCCGAGGGTGTCCTGATACACGGTGAGGACTAAGCCCTCGTGTGCAATCAGTTTATCTAAAAAATGTGATGTGTTATATTTCATTTGTTGTGTACTTTCTGTACGTCAAACGATGCACGAAGAGATGCTCCTTTGTGCGGCTTGTATCCGCCCGGAGGGTTCTTCATAAGTTTGTAAGATTTACCGGATTTCATCCAGTGAAACCCTTTAGGGGCTGGTACTGACTTTTTCATTTCGATTCTCTCCTCCCATCCAGATTCCAAACGCACCGGTCATGGCACCCATCACAACGCTTACAAACGCGGACTGTGCTGCTGTGGGGGCTTCCAAGTTCATAAACCACTCTGCACAACGCCAACTCATCAAGGTCATCACAAGCATCATGAAACGGGGCAACAACTTCCATCGCGTTATGCGTTCAAATGTTACGTCCGCCATGCGCTACCGCCGTCTACGCCTCAAGGATGGCCGTGTTACTCGTGAACGAGAACGTGTGCGAGAAGTGCTGGCAGTGTTCATACGTGCAGCCGCTGCCCGACGAGCGGCTTTCATGCGATTCATACGCGCCTTTCGTAGAGCCTCGTTTCTTCCTCGTCTGTTACGGTCTGATAGACGAGAAGTAGTAGTTCTCATCTGTCGATTGATCCTGCGAACTGAGTCCCTTGATTCGGCAAGCGTTTTTGGTGCTACCCCTTTTCGCCTAGCTATTTCTTGTCTCAATGCGTACTTTGCGGTACGTTCCATAGTTTTTGCTTGAGACCTCAATCGATCTTGTTGCGCTTTTGTCAACTTTGATTTTTGTAGTTTTGATTGTCCTAACTGTCTTTTCCTTAGCGCAGCAACCTCTGCAGGGGTGAGTGGCCGTATGCCACTCGCAGAAACCTTTGCAGGACGTCGTGTTGCTCCTTTAGCTGGCTTAAAGCGATTTGGCATTTCAACGGCTTTGGCTGGTCTTAGAGGTGCCCTTTTAGGTGCTACCAATTTAGGTGCTACCAATGCTCCACTGCTGACTGGCCTAAAACGACTGTCAACAGATGCTCTCGCAAGACGGGTTCGACTGCGCCCCGGCTTGGGGTCCATTACCGGTCCACGACGGGTCCGACTGCGCCCCGGCCCGGGGTCCATTATCGCTTTACGGCGAGGTCGAGTATTCCCCGCTGTGGTGGCTGTCTTTTTCTTTGCGCCGGTATTCCCGCGAATCTGTTGCTGGATACGTCGCATATCTTTTGCAGCCTGTGTTCGTGCCCCGAGCGTACCGCTTCCAGTGCGTCCAGATGCACGTTTTGCTGCGGCAAGCAAGTCGTCAATGTCTGCCATTTTTAGAACCTCTATTTTTTACCGAAGAATTTTGTTGCGCTGCGGACTCCAAAACTCGCAGCAACAATAACGCCCAAGCTGTACTGGTACCATTCAGGCATTTGCTCCAGTTGTTGAAATCCGTGAGATACGACATCTTCCATTCCGGGAATGAAGGCGAGTACAAGGGGTACCGAAAACAAAATAACCAGCCACTCGTCTTTCCACGAGTTCTGGCTACCCTTTATTGCTTCCAAGTCCCAGTCTATTTCGCCTGTGGCTTTTTTTTCCATTATGGTTGCTTCAGCTTTTGCCCTTGCAACCTTTGCGCCTGTTTCGGCTTTTGTCTTTTCGACCTTTCCTTCTAGCCATGTACTTGCAAGACTAGAGATTGGGCCAATCAATGCAGTTAGCATTTCCACCTCTTCCGAGCCTGTCTCAATCGGCTGTTCGGATTCTTTGCTGCTTTAGGGAACTTTTTCATTTGACCTGCAGAACGGGCACAGAACGACTTACGCCGCTTTGCATCCTTGCTTCCGGGTTTTACTTTACCGGTGACTGCAGTCTTGAGTTTGGAACCGGGGTTCTTCCTACGGTAAGCCTTGACCCCAGCTTCGGTCATACCCGCACCCTTTTTGGTAGGGCGAAAGTTCTTCTTATTACGGGCTGGCATATTGTCGGCTTTACGGGCCATATGGTTTATCCCCGCAGGAGGTTCCTGCTTTTATCATGTAATTAAAGAAATGTCAAGGGGGCACGTGGCCCCCCCGACAAGTTGGTTAGGCGAACGAAGCCGCCGTCTCTGCAGTACCGAGTTCTGCGATCACTGCGAACACACGTACCTTACCATCGAAGGTTGCCGTGTTGGCAATCAGATCGATAGTGTCGGCAGCGGTGTACAGCTTTGCAGTACCGGCTGCATTGTTGATCTCGTGGCCGGTAGCAGTACCGTCCAGAGCAGCAACGTAGAGATCGTCGTCTGTGTCGTCACCGAGGTCAAGGACCGGCGAACCAGTCGATGCCACGGTAAGGACTTCCACACCTGCCATGAGGACAAGAGTGTTTGCCTTCATTTCGAAAACCTCAACGGAGTCCGAAGTAGTCAGGCTAGTAGACGAGAAGTCAAGAACGACTTCTACGATCTGCGGCTTAATGCCAAGAGGGACGCCTGCGACAGCGCCAGTTACGGTATAATCAGTCATCTAAGCCTCCCTATTAGTCAGTCTTAATGACACCCTGAACGATAGCTTCCGGGCGAATGACCTTACGGCCAAACACGTGGAGACCACGAACGATGTCACTAAAGGTTTCAGTCGAACGTACAACCTCAGTCTTCGCAATGTGCGAAGCAGTTGCAGTTGAGGACATATGTCCAGCAAGAACAACGAAATCGTTCGTAGTGTCTTGCGAGTTGATGGTCACAACGTCAGTTCCCGAGTTGTTCAGGGCCGTGGACTTGTAACAGTTGAAACCGGCAATATTGCCAGCCATGACAAGACCGTTGCGGAGCGGCGAAGTGCCGTCACCAGTTACCTGAACTTCTGCGAACTTGGCACCAGCCTTGAACGCGTTCTCGTAGAAGATCGGAGGTGCTACAAACCAGCGGTTCTCTTCTGGAACAGTCTGATCGTCGAGAATACGAGCCATTGTCATTATCAGGTTGACAGCAGCGTCCTCGTTACCACTACCAGTGATATCGATCGGGCTAGCAGCCGTACCAACAGAGGTACCGGTGTTGCCTGCGCCGTCTGCCATTGCTTGCAGGACGTTGGCATCGTACTTACGCTTCAAGGAGTACGCACCTGAAGAGGTGGCCAGAGCCTCGAAGTTAACGTGAGACTGACGCTCTTCGATGTCGTCAATCTTAAATGCAAAAGCGTTTGCCTGATCAACAACCATAGTTGTCTGATCGTCAGCAAGGTCTTGCGGGTTTACTACTGATCCACGAGCATACGAGGAGACCGTAATTGTTGGTTCCTTGATGATGCGGACAGTATCGCCAAAATTCTCAATTTCGCCAGCGTAGTCGGTGTTCGTGATGTCTTCTGCAACCGAAGCGCGACGGAAGAATTTGAGAACTTTTTGGCTAAAAATTTCCGGTGTAAAGTTACCGGATGGCAGGTTGTTGTAACCTGACGCGCTATTGAAAGCCATTAGTCCATCCTTCCTATTTGGAGGTTAAAGGTTAAGAGTTGTAGTCGATTCGGCCTTCTGCACGGGCAGCGTCTAATTCGGCTTCCGCCTTTTCAAACTGCCACGGCTTCATTTTGCCGATTTCAGAAGCTTTCCAAATCTTCTTCCCATCTGTTGCTTCTGTCTTCACTTCCCGCGTAGGGGTTTTAGTGACAGCTTCTGCAGCAGATGGAGATTTGGCTTTCTTCTTTGTTAGGCCAACATCGGCCTTATAGAGGTCTATGACCCGTGCCGCCCAGCGGGCATCCTTGTTGTTTTTGTAGATACCATCTGAGATTGATGTTGGTTGCTCTTCGAGCCAAGAAAGGAATTTTTCATCCGCCTTGATCTCGTTGAAGTCGGGCTGGAGACGAAGCAGTTCCTCGAAGGCTTTCTGCTTTTCTAGCTCCTGTTCCCGCTCCTTGATAGAACCGAGTTCTTCTCGGAGTTTTGCAACCTGAGATTCAGTTTGCAGACTTGAAACCGTTTGCACTACCTCGAACACATCTGGATAGCGTTCCTTGAACTCTTCCAGTTCTTCTGCAGTCTTTGGTGGTGCAACCCCACGCGGCATTTCTTGTGCGTGTTGGGTCATGGTCTTGCGGAGATTTTCGATTTCACTCTTGAACTCTCCGACCTTTTCGTCATAATGACGCTTCAAGTCGTCATACCGTTTTTTGTAATCGTGGGTCTCTTCTTTTTTTGCTTCGACGAAACTGGTGCTTTCCTGCGGAGTAGCCTCTTCGGGGTCCGCTTCTTGTGCTTCTACAGTTTCTCCCGCTTCATTGTCGTCTTCATCTTTGTAGACTTCATCACGGTACTTTCCACGATACAGCGATTCATTGTTTACTGTTCCGAATGAATCGTTAGCTTTGTTGGCACGGTGGCCTCTTGCTTTTGCCATTTAATTTACCTCACTCGCGGGGCCACTTGGCTGTGGGTAGCCGCTCCGGTTGTGCTGGGGCCGCGAACTTGCGGGTAGCCAGCGAATTCTTTATGATAATTTATCTAGTTCTGTTTTTACTTTTTTCAGATAAGCCTCGGTATTGTTTCCGTAGCTCTTGATCCACTCGTCAAAAGAACCGGCATCTGAAGCTTTTTGTTTCACGACATACTCGGCAAGCATGGGGTAATACTTATCATGAAGTTCTCTGGGTATTTCACCCACACCGAGGGGACCGTATAGTTTCTTTACAGCGTTGCTTATTTTTACAGGGGTTCTGTTATCTTCTGGACCGACGTACTTTTTACCTGTCTTGCGTATGTTTACAGCATCAACGCCCTGTGCAATAAAGGCATTGATGTAATCGCCAAATCCCGGATCAAATTTAATTTGTCTAGCTACGTTGCTGTTTCTTTTCAGCAAGTCCGCTACTGTTTCTCCGGTTATTTGATAGGGACCGAAGGCCGAAGACCTTTTTCCTTTTTTATCAGACTTGGTGAATATGTAGCCGCCGTTCTTGTTTTCGTAGCCTTTGGTTTCAACAGCCTGAATAGCAGCCATCACATCACCTATGCGATATCCGTGTGCCGTATCATCTAACCCAGTCGGAACCGGGCCGGTATCAAACGGTTCTTGTTCGATAAATCCTTGAGAAACAGGGGATGAGACGTTGAGGCCGGACTTCATCAACTCAACTGCTGACAACGGTCCGGCGTAACGTGTGGACACGTCACCACCATTGTACCTATTTATGAAACCACCAGACCGAGCCTGCATACCTTCGGGCTGCCCGTTTTCTTCGATACGTTCGCGAGTCTCGGCTTTGCCGCGATTGTTGATCTTATTTAGGCGATCATAGCCGATAATTTTGGCGAGGTGTGGGGCGACAACAACTTCACCGCTTGAAATCGCCACGTCTATTAGTTTAGCACCATTTCCTTGTTTGTCAACCGATAATCCGCGTCGTAAAGATTCTTTGTGAGCCTTGAGCAACATATCCTTGATATCATTGCTTCCCGCGAACTCAACGGCTGCGGCGTTGATTACGAACGCGCCTTCGGGGAGTTGGGTTGCCCGGTTATCCGCAACAGTCTGATCTTCAGGCACTTGCTCGGGTGGGCGATCTACGAAACCAGATGCCATGCCGGGTGCGCCACCCATGGCAAGGCCAACACGACCACCCTCTGCAAATGGTCCGCTTGATCCACCAAAGTCTGTGCGATCCTCGAAGCCTGTACTGATAGAATACTCAGTAGGTGGAGAGTAAGATGGTGTGCCCCCATCGTCCTGCTGCTGCTGCTGCTTTCTAGCCCGCTCCCTCGCTTCTTCTGCAATTTGAGCCGCAGTTTTTTCAGCCGCCCGAGCTGCTGCACGTTGTTGGGCTTTAAGATTAGCATCTCTTATGCGATCTGCCTCTGCTTTTTCTTTACGATCTGCCTCTGCTTTGCGTATCGCGTCTTCCTGAGACTTGATTCTTCTAACCGCATCCCCCAGCGTGATATTTCCACTTCTAGCTTGGGAAAGGGCACTCCGAAACTGATCCTCTGATACACCATGAGTTTTGGCTGCGCCTAGAATCATTGCTCTGCTTGGGAACGCCCCTGAAGCACCCCCGATATGGCCTATGAATTTGGGATTGTACACAGTGCCGTTCGCCCTAAAGAAACCATCCATCGGGTTGCCGGATACCTGTAGACCACCCGCCTCTTCTACCGTCAGACTTTTACTCGGATCACGAAAATTGTAGCGACCTCGGGTGGGGTCGTATCCTTTGCTAATTGCCTCCAAAGCTCGTACAGTTTGATGGGACAGCCCCTGCATGTTGCCGCTGTAATGATACTCACCGGCAGCGCGAACTATACCTAAATTGCCGATAGTCATTTCAAAACCGACATCGACCTTGCTAAAATTCATCCGGCCAAAATCCGTGCCCGCCATGTCTCCTTGAGCGTACGCACTACGGACAGCCCTGTTTTTTGCCCTAGCATCGTATTGTTTCGCGTGAACGAGGTCTGCTACAAAACCTAAAGGCCCCGCTGGACGGAAACTGTTGTTACCAAAAGCGTTCCTTACTTCTGTTCCCCCTATAAAGGTGCCTGCTACGCCACCAACCGGTCCCGCCATAGCTGACGCAAGACCAGCGGCAAGAGACTTGCTGTCTCTTTCGTCCAAATTACCCGTGATCAAACGCTCGGCCCGAGAGGGTGCTTCTTTGATTTCAGCACCTATATCTTGAGCAGTGGCCTTCACCTCTGAACTGAGTCCTGCACCGAGATCAATTTCTCTAAAGTTGCCAGTGACAGTGGGTTCTAAAACATTTTGTACGAGACCCACGCGATCCTTGAACTTCCCATCTTGTGCAGAAGATAGGTAATCAGAATAACTGTCGAAATTTACATTGGTTGATGAGGTGTTATCGTTGTAAAATACTATAGGCTGTGTGTTTATAACATCAAACGGGTCTACGCCAGTTTCACTCGGATCATCACTCGGCTCATCCCTTTTTGGCGAACGACCCGGTTCAGCCAACTCTGTGATATCCTCTCTTACTTCGATGCCAGTTTCTTGTCCGAGAGATGGCAGTCCGAGCGTGGTGTTGTAAAAGTTGATAAACGAACTACCGTATTCACCCGCACTGACCACACGCTTGGGCGTGAACCGAAAAGATGTGTCTTCAGTATCGTCATCTTCAATAAGATTTATGCGATCAGCCATTCTTCACCACAGCCTCGTGATTATCTTTAAGTTTGAGGAGCATTTCCAGTAAAGCCGCCTTCCCCTGCAGTTGGCGCAGTTCCGACTCCGATTGTGCCGTTACCAGACCCTTGAACGTCTGTTCCTTCAGGACTTGGAGATACTCCTCCAGCCCCGCCCATATCTCCGGCTTGGCCATCAGCGGCCCCAGCAGCTTCGCCTGTTCCTTGCTGTACATTTGCCATCAGTCCTTGTAGCATCTGCGCGTAGAGTTGTGCTTCGTTAGCATCATTGACGAGACTGTCAGGATCGATATCCTGCGAAATCGCCAGTTCACGCATGAGGTTTGGAATCTTGATAAACGGTGCAAGCATCGGGTTAGCAACCGTCTGAAGCAACGAGGTGAGTCGCTGAGTGCGAACCTCTTTTTGCATCACTGCGGCTACGCCACGTGGCTTGATTTCGAGGTCACCAATAATGTCTTCAGCTTCCTCGTTGAATTGCATATTCCACTGGAAGTACGCTTCGCCGAGAGGCTTCAGAAGCATGTCATCGATGTTTTTGATCACCGTTTTCATAGACAAGCCTGCTGAACCCATCAGCATCGACAGACCGGCAGCAGTACGACCTGTGCCAGTCACGCCTGTTTGACCGTGTACGATGGACGGGATGCCCGTCTCCTCGTCTGCCAGTTGGCGGCTGATCTGGTACATCTGTAAATTTTCGCCAGCGGTGTTCGGAAACTTGAGGCCGTTGATGGCTGTGCCCGTGACGCCTGACTGGCGGCGGAAAATCTTTCCGGGGAAGATATCCATGTTTTGCCCCGGCACAAGGCTGGCCTCGTCCACATCAAACACAAGGTTGCCAGCAAGGGCGAGGTTATCGATAGCCATGCGAACGTGACCGTTCATCAGCTTTTGTGCGTCTTCCATGTTCTCCGCTACGCCGACGCCCCACAGTTGATAGGGATTGATCTCGTACGGGAACACCTGATACGGAATCCGGGCCGGTGTGAACGGGTTGAGGACACAGCGAAGAACCATCGTCCCGCAAACCCAGACGTTAACCTGAACCTCGTCGAACTCGGACATCTGATCCGCACCTTCGAGACCGGCTTCTTTGGCTAGCTTGGAGTCCAAGACACCCCAATACTCCAAGACCTCATAGCGATTGCCTTGATAGTACGGCTCGGTCTCATCCTCGCGGATGGTATCCTCGTAATACTTGTCCTCATAGTTCGGACCCTTTGCAAGGCACTCTTCGATGGCTTCCGCGTTGAAGTACGGACGCTTGATCAAGGAGCGGAGTTGCTGGCGGTTCATGCGGTGACGTTCGATGACGTACTCACAATCATCTACGCTGGTTGCTGACGGGTCCGGGTGGAAGTCCCAAGCCGAAACCATTTCGATGCGCGGCACGGTCTTTTCCTCGGGCACGTACACCCGCTCACCAGTCTCGTCCCGCTCCCAGCGATGCAGTCGTTTATAGAAATTGAACGGACCCTTTACGACGCCCGTTCCGAGCAAACACGATTCAAAGATAGAACTCCGCAACACATTTACAGCGTTTGTGTCGAGAAGCTGGTCGTGGATAGTTTTCTCCATGCGATGAGCCGCGATCTTTGCCGGTTCGATCTGAGCTTCACCCATACGCGCCCGACCCTCTTGCAAGGGAAGTTGCCCGTATTCGGCCTGTAAGCCCCCAAGGAACGCCTTCGGCTCCTCGGCCTGTAGGGCACCCGGCAAAAGTTCTCGACCGTCTCCTGTGAACCCGTAGGGGTCCTGCTGCTCCATTTGGTCGAGAGGCGTTTCCATATGAGCAAACTCCGCGATGCCTTCGGGCACGGGAGTGGATTCGACGACAAGCGGAAACTTCTTGTTCGCAAACAAGATGTCAACGATTTGACCGTAGGCTGCAAGGACTTTCGTCTTTGTAATCCTGATGAAGACCTGTGACCGCTCCGAATCGCGATATTGGGTGGTCGAATCGTAGATGCCACGGAAGTTCTTGTACGATTGTAGCCACCGCTGCTCGTGAGCGTAGCGACCATTCTCGGAATCCTCGAACTTGGACTTGACGTAAGCTGCAAGACCGGGCATCTGCTCTTCAGGATTGAGCAGACCTATGGTAGTGTCATCCGCCGGTTGGAGAAAATTATCTTCTGACATGTCTTAGTAGTCGCGTTCGTCGGCCATACGCATGACAGCCGGATCGACAGCAGTTTTGGTCTGCTTCTTCGGCATATCTTCCGTCAAGACACCCTGAGCGGTCTTGGTATCGAACTCAAGTCCCTCACGGTACAACTTATCCGCGCCCATCTGATCATCCACTGAAGTGTTTGGTGAATTCATGATGTAGGCCGCGCCATAATTGTAGTTATTGTCTGGCATCGGGTTTCTCCCTAGTTATGGTGAAAGGAAGCCCATAGGTTGAGCGGCTGCATCGGTGGCTTCCTCACGGTTCCGTGCAGCATCGTTTCTGTTTACGAACCCGGCGTCAGCATCGGGCAGCGGTTCGGTGCCTCGTATCTGACGAAGTTCGTCTTCTGTGTATCCTAAACCGGGTTCGATTTCTGAAAGCTCTGGTCCGGCTGTGGCCGTAGGTTCAAGGATCATCGGGAGGGCAGCAGCCGGTCCGGCAGGTAAACGTGCTGCTAAACCAGCACCCTCTATAGCAATCTCTTTCGCCATTGCCGCTCCCGTGCCTAAAGGATCACGGAAAAGTTCGTAAGCCGCCAACCCAGCAAATGCACCCCCGACTGCTTTAGTCGTCCCCTTGAGAAACGCATCAAAGTCGAAACCGCCTTTGTTGAGTTGATCCTGTAAATCAGGATTGAAGTCAGTCATAGACTTAGGTTCGGGGGACTCGGGTGTGACTGCAGCTTTCTCTTCTTTGTAAATCTCTTGACGACGCAGTCGCCTTTGCGCTCGGACCCTTTCAGCCTCTTCGTCAAGTTCACCCATCTGGGCTTCCATCTCAAGACGCTGTTTTTCTGCAGTCGTTGCCTCTAATTTTAGCTGTTGACTCCGTGCTTCACGAACATCCTCAATCAAGTCAAGGTCCGCGTCGTTTAGTGTGCCCTGAACTTGTGTCCCAACAATCTCAGAGCCTTTAGGAATTACTGCCAGACGTGGTGCGCCTTCTTGGGTGAGTCCTGCTGCATCTACGCCCATAGATGCCGGAATCTCATTTAAGGTTGACAAGCCAAGAACTTCGCCGTACATGTTTTGTAAGGCACGAAGAGCTTGCTTTGCTGTAGTGCCTTCGTCTGTAATAATTTGAGAAACGTAGTGCTTACGAGTTATGCCTTTCATGCCGTCGATGGTTTCATCGAAGGATGCGTGACCCATAATCGCACTAGCTTCTGTGGTGTATCCTAACTCCATTGCGATAATAGAGGGGATGATTTTACGAATGTCTGATGCGCCAGCAACCGCACGACCCATAGCCTTTTCAAAAGGCTTGAACCTTTCAATAACACCACCCGGCATTTTCATGCCCGTGGTCATTTTATTTACAAAGTTGCCCGTCGCTTTTTTAGGGTCTTTGACATCTTTGTCGAGGAATATATATTCACGTCCCTCTGCTTTCGCTTTGTCAGCAGCATCGCGTATAATCTCTAGTGCAACTTCCGGAAGATCAAGTTCATTACGAATCTTGTTTACACGACGATATGATTCCTTGAAAGAACCAGTTTCAAAGTCGATGTCATCCACTTTAATCCCTGCGACTTCACCGGGACGAAGAGGCACAAGAGCATTGAAGGCAACGGCAGCACGAGTTCGCGGGTCTTTGATAACAGAAATGCCCTCTGTTAGGGCAGTGAGAGACTTCTGGGCCTCGGGAACACCTTTAAACTTCTTGGTTAGACGTGCTTGTGACGCCTTTTCTAAAAAATTACCTTCAGCGTCTTTTAGTCCACGCGCTTTCCCTTTGGGGCTAAACACATCAGAATAAGGAAACGGAATATCTCCGACGCTAGAGAGACGACGAAGTTCATTCTCTACAGTAAGAAGTGAAACGAAGTTTCCTTCTGTTCCAATTTCGTTCAGCTTACGTAAAAAAGATTCATCTTTTATACTTGACCACGGATCATCCAGAGACAAACCTGCTGCTTCGATATTCTTAGCAAACTTATTTGGCGCACCCTTAGAGGTGGTCAAAGGCTTACCCGCACCTTCGATAGCCTCACGAATGGTAAGAGTCTGATCTTTGATCTTTGCAGTTATATCCGACATCAGTATCCAAACGTAGCATCCATCGGCCTAAACGCCTGATCCTTGATGCCTTGAAGTGTTTTGTGTATAGCCTGATACCCCGACGTGCGCGTCATCACCATGTAGCGCAACGCATCGTACGCATGATCCTCTGCCTTCGTGTCTACATCTTCACTGTTGGTTTTGGAGAGAGGTATGCCCGATAGCTGCGCTATGGTGTGCTTGCACGTGGAGAATATTCTAAGACGAGGTTCGTCGGTGTAGGGGTCGTCAGCAAGCCGCCTGTGAACTTCCATTTTACCTTGTAGACGGTTGCGGTCCGAGGGAGTCCACCTAACACCAGCCCGCATCATTGTCTCTGCAATGGACGGGCCGAAGCCTGTCTTGTTCCAGCAAGAAGAGTCTAGAACATTGTAGTGTGGAAGTGGGTCTAACTCTTCTGCTTCTAGTATTTTATCAGCTAGTTGCTCGGCTGTCAAGTGCTTTGCGTACAACTCACGATAAACCCAGATATTATTATCCCAGTCAATAGCCCCCCATAAAACGCACGATGGACTTGCGTAGCCGTAGTCCGCCGCTCGTATGCGCGGCCAGTTGGTTGGAAGTTCAAAATGTTCGACCACATGTCGAGACCTCGAAAACTCGGGGAAGGCCGCTCCCTCCGCCACGTCCCAATCCCCTTCTAGGAGTCGTCTACGCTCGACATCCGGGAGCGACCTGAGCATGGCCTCGTATTGGCCGTCTGCCATCAGGTAGGGATTATCAGTCAACCGTGCAGGGACAAATTTGCGATAGAACAGCGGCTGACCTGCTTTTTCGTGACCGTCAGGCCACACAAATGTTTTTCCTGTTTCTAAGTCGTAGGCACCAAAAGGCTTGTTTGGTTCGCGGTGGTCAATGTACATCTTCTTGACCCACCAACCACCCACTCCTCCGGGGTTGGCTGTGCAGCGCATGCACAACTGTTGCTGGAGTTCAGGATCAGTAGAACGAAGGCGAGAACGCAGGTAATCCCAGACATAGGACGAAGGGTACTGAGTAATTTCATCTATGCCGATCCAGTTGAACGCCTGTCCTTGGAAACGGGTTACGTCTTTATCTCTGTCGAGATAGGTGAACCACATGGTTGCCCCTGACGGAAAAACCCATGTGGACTTGGACTCACGGAAGGTAGCTCCCGGAAATGCTTTCGGGTATAACTGCTTCGACTTGTCGATGAGTTCTGTTAGCTCGTCGAGAGTACGCCTAAGAAGAAGCCCACGATGATTAGAGTTGTGACAGTAGCGCAGAGGATCGGCCAAGAGAGCGAAAGATTTACCGCCCCCGGCTGCACCACCGTAGAGTACATCTTGCTCAGACGCGCTGAGAAATTCTTCTTGTGGTCCCGGATTTGGCTTGAAGATAACTGGGCTACCATCAACAAGATCGCCCACTGAGTCCGGAAGATTTGTAAGATCGCCTTGATCGATGACTCTAGTTTTTTCACCCTGTAACGCCTTCTCTATTTTATCTGCAGATTCGGTTAGTTTTTTGACTTTCTTTTTCCTGTATTCGGCTTTTCGTTGCTGGGAAGCTGCCGACTTCTTTGCGTTGCGAAGACGCATCTGGACGGAACGTCGTGCCCGCTCCCTGTCGCTGATTGCATATTCAGCTTTGGGCTGGTTCGGGTCTTTTTTTGGTCGCCCACGTTTCCGTGGCTGGTCCAAGGTCGCCGGGTCAGGGGGGACTAGGACGCGTTTGCGGGGTTTACCCATCAATTACTACTTCTTTTTTTGGTGGCAGCAGAACAACGCCGTGAACCGCCGTGACATTGTGGTGCATCGTCTCTTGTCGGCCCAAGCCCACACGGTTGAGGACAGATTCGGCTGCTTTCATACGCAAATCGTCCCCACGTTCGATATCCGGAGCGTCCACAAGGCTGACCAGCTTGTTCGCGGCCTTGAGGGACTGTCCCGCCAACACGGTTTTGGTCCGTTCGATGATTTCATCGGCCAAGCGGTCCTTGAGCCACTTAATAGAGCCTTCTGCATAGCCAGCAACCTCTGCTGCAGCCCGTACGTTGCCGCCATTGTCGAACAAAGCATCTAAAAAGACTTCCTGTTTGTCCGTTAAGGCGGGTTTGCGGTTGTTTTGTTGGGGTAGCAGGTTCATTGCTTATGTAGATTCCTGTGCGACTATGGTGCAGTCGGCACCGACAATGATTTTTCCGGGTGTTATGTTGCGTATTTCCTTGATCATGCGAACCACACGGGTTGCACACTCACCCTCTGTCTTGTACGGACCCTGTTTATCGATAAATTGTGTGCAATCGTTGGGGCTGTGAAGCCAACAGGCGAATACTATCGCTGTGAACATATCAAATTCTCCTTGCAACCCATTAGTTTAGGGCTAGTTACCCGCCCTGTCAACCTAAAAGTGATCAAAAATTACGAAAAGGGTTGACAAATGCGAAATTTGACTGTACACTGGCGTAGAACCCGCCGGGGATACACCCATGTACCCCCCCGGTTCCCCTAATAGGTTCGCGGCTCCCCTCGTTGGGAGCCTTTTTTTTACCCAACGGGTTCGCAGGAATACCATATCGATAACCTAAAACTATAAAAAATATGTCGGGATTGCATAGCAAATGTCAGGGGGGTGGGGTGGCCCTTGCGTACGGGTGCGCCTAGCGAAATTTTTATATGGCATCGGTGATGCTGCGATTGTGCCAGTAACTGGCGGGTAACCAACCCCGGCAACCAGTCCCGGCAACCCACATGCAAGCCCGCCCGCGCACCCGCGCGTGGACAATTTGTCATGCTGGTAAACTTTGAAGATGACCCCCCGGTGCCTGATATACTAACAATACCGGCAACCCATCCGGCCCGGTTTCCCCAATGTTTACAACCGGTGATCCCGAATAAACATGACAGGCCCACAAAAAAACCCCCAGCACTAGGCCGGGGGCAAGTTAGAGGGAGGAAACACCCGGCTGTTGACCCCGCCGGGAAGGGTAACGGGTTCGCGGGTTATCCGGCCTGTTCGAAGCGATTAAGCCCGGCCTCGTGCTTTGCATAGGTGCGGGCGGCCTCTAAAATTTCCGGATAATCCCGCACAAGGATGGTCAGGTGGTGGCCGTCCATCTGCGAAATGGAATTGTGTAGCTGGCTCACCGCATAGGCCAGATTATTACGGCGGGTATCTACCATGCCGGAGACTTGAAGAGCTTTTTTGAATGTTTCAGACATTTGGTCATTTCCTTGTTACTGGTGTTGTTGAGACGGGCCACAACAGCCCGCCCCCAAGTTTAAGCACAAGCTATGCCGACTTGGCAAGCCGATATTCCTTGTGGTTCCGGCCCGGCTGCCGACTAACCGCCCGCTTCTCTATGACGTACCCGTTCTTCTTAATGGTGGTCATCAATGCCCAGACGCTACTTTTCTTGACCCCAAGGTTCCCGGCAAGGGTCGGCACAGACTGAAAACCCCGCTTGAGTTCCTTGACCAGACGGAAGTGGCTGGCGGTCATGCGGTCCCAGTTGTTGTCCGGCTGCTGCTGCTGCTCCGATTCAAACAGCGGCTCACCGTGCATGCCGGTCTGGTTGCCGTCGTCCATCGCGTTCTTGATCCCGGTAACCAGCGGCTGCCCGTGATCGTTCCACGCCTCGGCGAGTTCGCGGCGACGGCGCAAGGCGTGGGTCTGTCCCTCGCGCTTTCCGTCCCGGAAGCCGTCCTCATAACCGCTGTCGTAACAAGCAGACATTATGTCAGTAAAGTTTCCGATCTTACTGGCAAGGGCTGCAGGGATGGTCTTAGTGATGTCGTTTGATTTGGTCATTTCGGTTTTCTCCATTTACCTTTAGACGATGAAAAATGCCCAGATTAGCAGGCACAGTAGCAGGACCGTGATGGTCCTATAAATGACGTACAATGCTTCCATGCTATGCAGTCACCATTGGATGCTGGTTGCCTCTCGCCAAGCCTTCAACATAGAGCCATGACGGCCCGTCGATAATCTGGCGAATTTGGTTGTTTCGGTCAAACCGCTTCTTTTCTGCTCGGCCACTGTCTCGGGCGTCCGGAAGATGGGTGGCCCAATGGGTAAGGGCATTATAGGCTGCCCACATTGTTAGCCCCAGTTCTCGCTTCTCTTCGTGGAACCGTTCCAACAGGTAGTTAAATTTGCGCTGGTTGATGGAAATTGATTCCTCTAGTTTAGCGCCTTTGGTGTTCTTCCGGCAAAGCGTTTCCTTGATGATGTCCGCAAATTGGCGGTCAGTCATCGGGGCCTGCTGCCACAGTTTCATTTGCTCAGACTGGTTCGACCACATATCAAGGCCCATGGTCGCCTTTGTGCCCATGGCCTCGGTGGACATGGTGCCGGTGTGCTTTTGCTTTTGGTGGTAAGCCTTTTCCCCGCCAAAAACCAAAGTATTTCGGCACAGGTCGCGATACGCCCCGCTGAAAACTTGGAAAGCCCACGATTTATCCACACTGTTGAAGTAATCCAGCCTGCAGCGCACCACATCCCCGGCCTTGCCTATGTGGCTGGTGAGGTC